GCTCAACTTGCTGAAGCCGCAAAGTAGCCCGCGAGAGCTTTTCTTGGGCATCAACGACCTTGTCAGCGTCACCAGACTCGTACGCATCGCGGTAAGCGCGCTTAGCTGCGTCGATTTCATACTCGGCGGTCTGCTTATAGCTGCCAACAAGCGACTGTTCGCCTTCCGACAACGTCTTTTTCAGGCGGCGGTTCTCTTCCAACAGCCGCTGGGCGGCGCTCAGGGCCTCCTGCTGCTCACGCTGGACGCGTTCCTTCTCCCGGCGCTCGTCGTGCCAGACCTTTTTCATCTGCTTGAGGCGGGTTTTGACCTTGTCGGAGTATTCTTCGAGCTCATCGCTCTCCAACTCCGCGACAATTTCCTTCGGCATGGGCTCACGGCCCCTGTCAGCCTCCGGAGTATCGTCAACCACCTCCAATTGGGTATTTTCTGCGTCTTCAGCTTCGACTTCCCACTGGAAGTCGTCATCAGCAGGCTGGGTAGCCATCACTTCTCTCCTTTGTACGGGAAAACGCTCCCGTTAGGCGCGCGAAATGCCTCGCGGATCGTCAACAACAGCCTCAACGCTGTCGTCGTTGATAAGGCGGAACTCTCTACCGTGGATTTTCACCCGGCTACCGGCCATCGGGCGGGTCAGGATGAAGTCACCTTCCTTGCACCACGGGCCGTTGGGGAACCGCTTGGGGTCCTTGAAGGCATCGGGGCCAATTTTCAGCACAAACAGCACCGGGGTGGTCAGCTCTTCGTGGTGACGGGTGATATCCGCCTTGTACAGACCACTGGCATACTTCTCCTCGACGTCGGGCACCGCGCACAGAAGGCGATAACCCGATGGTTCCGGCAGTTGCTTGGGTTTGTCTTCGACCGGTTGGTTGGCCGCTTCGACATTGGTCATTTTACGGAGGGTAGGTAGTTCGTCGAACAGAGTTTTGTCCTCTGTATCAGTCATCGTCAGTCTCCATTTTGTCGGCAGTTTCAGCGATGAAGCTATTAGCCATCATCAACCCACGGATTACGCCAGCGGCGTACTTGTACTCACCATGGTCTTTGGCGTGCCCACGCGCCAAATCGTCAGAGAGGATTTTGATCTCCTCGTTGTTCTTGTTCGCCAGATAGCGAAAGATGTCGTTGCTCATTCACTCTCTCCCTGCGCCGGGGTTTGAGCCGGCTTTTGCTCACTCATCATGCTCTCGCGGGCGACTTGGACGCCCACGCGCAGCCCTTCAAGCTGCTCGTCCGATGCCAACCGTGCTTTGTCGGTGGCAACCTTGACGCCCGCGTTGAGACCAGCGATCTCCTTCTGGGCGGCGATGCGCTCGCGCTCGATGTCCAGCCTGTCCGCCTTATCTGCGGCGTCAACCTGAAGCTTCTGCGCCTTCTGCCTAAGCTCTTCGGCCTTAAGTTGCAGCTCGGCCTGCTGAAGCTGCATAACCGGGTCCTGCGCCGCCTGCTGGGCCTGCTGCTGGGCAGCTTCCCCTTGGTTCTTCCGGAGCAGCTGCTGGGCAGCGGCAGCGGCAAGGCGGGACACTTCCAGCTCGGTCTTCTCGTCCATCTCAGCATTGGGCGGCGGCAGCGGAACGCCAGCCTGCTCTTCTACCTGACGGCGGTACTCGAACGCCAGATGCTCCTGCATGTGAGCCGTCATAGCCCCCATGATGGCCTGCGCGTTGGGGCTCTGCCCCACCATCTGCTGGATTTTCGGGTCTTGAACAGCCGCCATGTGGACAGCGAGGTGCGCTTCGTGGTCTTGATACAGGAACGCCTTGACCGGCTTCATGTTCAGGACGTCCATGTTCTCGCTGACCGGGTCGCGCGGCTTCATCTCGTCGCTGTCTTGCAGCGGGACGAGCTTCTGAGCGTTCTTGATGCCCAGCACCTCCAGCATCTGCCGGTGCAGATAGGGCATGTCGTAGATGCCCGGAGCCGACTGCGCCAACTGGATAACCGCCTGATACTGGACGATTTTCTGCGCCATGGTGGCAGCGTTGGGGTCCGACACAGGGATGACATACACCTTGTCGTAGTCGCTCTGCTTGGCGCGCTTGGGACCAACCTCTGGCTTATAGTCGTAGTCGTCCGAGGTGTAGTCGCGGATGATGGCTTTGAGGAGCTTGAACTCCTGCTTCATCGCGTAGTGGATGCGCGCCTGCACCGCCGACATCGTCTTCAAGGTGCGCTCAAGGATAGCCAGCGTGGTGCCGACCGGAGCCTGACCCGACATGTCGCTGATCTTCATATCAGCAGCGCCAGCGAAGCGACGGCCTTCCTCTACAATGGTACCCAGAAGAGAATAGAGTACTTGGCTAGGCTCCTTGTACGGCAGCGGCATGATATTGTCGCGCATCGTACCCGACGCCACGTCGACGTCACGCCACTCAGCCGGAGCGATGGGGGTGTCATCACCCTTGACCCGCAGACCCTTGGTCTTGAAGCCACCGGGCAGGTTGCTCAGCGTGCCCGCATCGACCAGCTGACGAATAAGGCTCGTACCCGACTTGGCGAAGGCACCCACGAGGTGGATGAGGCCGAAGGCGTAGAAGCCGAAACCCGGAACGTACGCGTAGTGCACGAAGTGGTTGCGCTTCTGCTTCATCTCGTCGTCTGGGTTCCAGTTGCGACGGATAGCAAGAACGGTCTGTGAGGATTTCTCGATGGTAATTACGTAGGGCACGGCGATGCCGGCCTTGGACTCGTCCTCGGCAAACTCGTCGTCCGGAAGCACGAGGTCGACGTGCATCTCCAGCAGTTTGTAGCGGTCGTCTGCGCTGGCGCGGAAGCCCATCTTCTCCGCAATGGCCTTCTCAACCTCATCGAAAGTATCGACAGGCTCAGCCATCTCGATGTCGCGGTAGAAGCCCTTTGACTGCAACTTCTTGAGTTCATTAGGCGTTTTGCGCATCACGTGAGTGACGCGCTCTGCCGTCTCAAGGTTGGACGCCCCATAGGGCACCACCACATCCTCGGCGGGGATATACATAGCCGTCTGGCGGCCAAGGCTCGGATCGTAGTAGACCTTCTTAAAGGCGTTACCTGACAGGCCCAGACCCCACAGCATCCGCTCGTGCTCGGGCCGATACTCCGTCATGACGTCGGTGAGCTCGTAGTTCATATCCGCCTGCACACGCTGGGCGGCGTCACGAGTCTCAGGGGTCTCTTCACCGATAATCTGCGTCCGCACCGGCCCCTGTGCCGGGAACGTCTCCATCATGGTCTCGGCTTGGAACTTGACCAGAGCTTCCGAGAGGAGGGGATGGTATACACCACAGGCACCGGGCCACGGCTCGGTGCGGTCTTCGACCTTCATACCTAACAGCTCAAGGCCGTCGACGTAGGTCTGTATCCAGTCCTTGCGGCTGCTGATATCCTCGTCGAACTCACCCAGCAGGTCACCTGCCAGCTCGGTCAGCTGCCCGTCGTCCATGTCCTCGGCAAGGTTGTCGTCAAAGCCCGGAGGCGCTTCGTCCTCTTCCCCCTCGCCTTCCAAGTCGAGCTCGATCTCAATCTCGATCTCGGGCTCGTTTGGTTCAGCATACTGCTCGTCGATGTCCAGCGTCGGCTGCATAGCAGTCAAGCCAGTGGGGGCGGCGTTGAGGGCCTTGTCGATTGCCATGGGTTATACCTTTTTCTTCTTGCTGGCTGCCCGGACGAGGGTTGTCGCCACGCCAACAACCGGGTTTAGCGCGACGGCCACACCGGCGGCGGTCTCTGCCACTTCAGCCACATCCTTCAGGACGCCCAGCAGGCCACCGCTCTTCATAGAGTTAGCCGCCGCAACGGCATCAGCGAAGGGCACACCCGCTGCACGAGCTTCGTTGAAGGCGATCTTCTGCTTGTCTTTCCACTTCGACCACTGGGTCTTGCCAATGGGAAACAGCGCTTTGACCTCGGTCATCAGTAGTACCCCTGCTTGCGTGAGCTTTTAAAATACAGCGGTTCGTCTTCTGCGTCTAGCGCAGTAGATATATAGCCTCCGCGCCGGAACCTATGCATCGCCATGGACACGGTATCCACATAGTCGTCGTGAGAGCCTGCGGGGAACTCAGCCACCTCATCAATAACCTCCTCGGCCCAGCGAGTGGCGGGAGCCCAGACCCGCCCGGAGGCAAATATGTCCGCCACAGCGTTCAGACGGCTAATCTTGTCGTTACCCCTTGTCGGGGTGAACTCCTGCACGGGTATCCCCATGGCGCGCATCTCGTAGATGAGCGGTGCCCCTGATGCCTTCTTTTCGATGATGACGCTGTCCGGGTCCCACTCTTTATACTCGTCGATGGCCCATTGCTTGAGCGTGGGGAACTCCACACGGTCGCGCGCACCGTTCAGCAGGATGATATTGGCCTGATCCACACCGTTGTCGTCAGGGTGGTAGAACACACCCCACGTGGTCTGCGCCGAGTAGTCCGCTCGCTGCGTCTTCTCAAAGGCCGTATCCCAGCTCTGCAAGACAAAGTCGCACTGGGGCGGCGTCTCGCGCTCCCACGTCTTCCACCACTCACGCTTGATAATGGCCGCAGACTCCGACACCGGGTTCTGCTGGTACTGCGCCATCCACTTGGAGTTAGGAACGTCGCGCTTGACCTTCAGAAGCTCGTCCAGCTCCCAGAACTCGGGCCACAGCGGCTTGTCCGAGGGGAGAATGGCAGGAAACTCAATGACTTCCCACTCACCGATGCTCTCGTTAGCGGCTGCATCTTTCAGTATCTGTCCGGTCAGGTCGCGCTTTGACCACCGCGTCATAACAATAATGATGGAGCCACCCGGCTGGAGGCGCTGACGGGGGCCCGAAGTATACCACTCATAGGTCTTGTCGTATATATCTGGGTTCACTTCCGCCAGTGCAGCTTCCTGCTCCGAGTGCGGGTCATCCACGATGAGCAAGTCTGCACCCTTACCGGTCACAGCACCGTTCACACCGATGGCGAAGTAGTCACCCATCTTGCTGGTGTTCCATCGACCAGCCGCCTTGCTGTCCGCCGACAGTTGCAGGTCAGGGAAAATGTCATGGTACGCCTCGGTATCCACAAGGTTACGCACCTTACGGCCAAAGCCCACCGCCAGCTCAGCTGTGTGCGAGCACTGGATGACCTTCTTATGGGGGTACTTACCAAGGAACCATGCGGGGAGCAGGTAGCTGGCAAACTCGGACTTGGTGTGCCGGGGCGGCATGTTTATAATAAGGCGCTTGCACTCGCCCCTAGCCACGCGCTCGAACGCGTTCGCCATCTTGGCGTGGTGTCGCCCAGCAATAAAGGTCGGCCATACTTCCCTCACGAAGGCAAGAAAGTTGTTCTGGCACAGCTTGCGGTTCTTCAGCTCGGACAGCTTCTCCAGCTCAGCCAGCAGCCGCTCCTGCTCGTGTAACGGCAGGCGGGACAGAATCTTTGGCAGGTCAGCTAGGCTGATGTTGGACGCCATTACTCGTCGTCCGCTTCAGTGGTCTCGTCCTCAGGCCCCTCGTAGAAGCCAAACTCGTCGTCCAGCGATGTACTGACGGGGGTAATGTCGATCACATCAGCGTCCAGCAGGCGCTTGACCCGCTCCTTGATGGCGCTTTCGAGCGCCTCTGGGCTATTGTAGTTGATGTTGATCTCGCTGCGCTGGGTGAACAGGCTCACGTCGCTGTGCTTGCCAAGCAGCTCAATGGCCTTAAGCTCGAACTTAGTCTCACCACAGTTAGCTATCTCTAGCAGCTTATTGGTAAGCGCCGAGCGCACCTGACTTACATCGAGGGCCAAGTTCTGGCCGTACTGCTGGAGGAACGCCTTAGCCCCCAATGCTGTTGCATAGCTCGTTAGGGGAGCCACATGCTGGCCCTTCACTGCCCCTTCAAGTAGCGCCTTCTCCCGCTCGTACGTCGCTGGGTCTACCTCTAGCGGAACACCCATCTCTTCCAAGAAGTCAGCCGTGTTCGACGCCGCCATCAGCTCGTCCATGAAGCTGGGGGTCTCAACATCTTCGGGGCTGTAGGGAAGAGGAACCTCGTCCGTTGGGTTCAGCTTTACTTTGGGCATAGGCGCAGCGTCCGGTTTGTGGGAGCAGACCTTGTCTATAGTGTCGTAGGGGGTGCGTGTAAAGCGGGTCCGGCCCTCCAGCAACGGGCGATGCTGCTGATTATCCGGGTTACCCCGTTAGGGGGAGGAGGGCGGCAGATAGCAGGAGGTCTGGGTCCCATCAAGGGGGGCTTTTGCCACAGGCAGGGGGTGGGGTAAGTATCTGAAAAATATATAGGGGGTGGGG